AAGGTGATAAAGTAACTATCGATGTAGGTAAAGAAGATAGTGATAATGAAGAAAATATGTTTTTAGTTAATGCTCCTAAAATACAATTTGGGTTAGATGTTAAAGGACAAACAGTTGAACCTGTAGTTAAAGGAAATAAATTTGAAGAAGTATTTAATGAAGTATTAGATATAAATTTAGATTATACAAAAATGATGCAAGCTGCTGTTTTTGCTCCTCCATTAGCTGTAGTAGCTTCTTTATTTATGGATATGAGATATCAAGCTATCAGAAATGAATTAGAAACTCCAGGAAATGTAAAATCAAATACTGTTTATACTATATAATGGCAGGTAGATACACATATGAAATAAAAACAGTAGGTCCTAAACGAAGTATTATTGTTTATGAAAATGGATCAAAAGTAGTATATAATGGTGCTCCATCATTTACTGCTACAAATGATATACTATTACAAGAAGCTAAAACCAGTTTAAAAAATCAATTCATAGGAAATCCAGGAGATATATACACTGAGATTGATAATATGACTTTAACAGCTCCAGCTATTCCATTATCTCCTCCTACAAATAGTAGTAGTAATCAAAATCAAATAAACCAAGCTGGTGATCCTAATAGTTCATTAAATGTTCAAAATAATAATAACGCTACAGCGGCGAGTTCTCAAGCTAATTTACAAACTCAAAAAGTAGCTACAACTACTAAAGAAAAAGCACAACTTGCTAAAGAGAAAGAAGAACAATTAAAAACTCAAGCAATACAGTCTGTTAATAAATTAAATGAAGAACGTGAACGACTACAAAATAGAATAAAAACTACTAAAGAACAAGTTGAAAGAATAGCTGCTCAACAAAGAGATAGATTAAAAAACATAAGACGATCTATAGATAGTAAAGTAAATTTTGTTAAGCAGATTACTTCAATGAAAGCTAAAGATTTAAGAATATTATTATCTTTAATTTTAATACCTATTTTATTAGGTTTTTTAAGAGCTGAAAATATAGCTAATTTATTAATTAAAAAACTTACAAATGATACAAAAGATAGAGTTAAAAAATCTAAAGGAACATTAACTATAGTTCAAGGAACATTTATTTTTACTCCTCCTGATGATAAAGATTATCAACGATTTAAAACAGATTTTGATAGAAGAGTAAATACTATTAGAAGACCTCTTCAAAATCTTCAAAAGATAATAACATTGTTAAATAATGTTGTTAAAATTCTTCAAATAGCTTTGACTTTGATATCAATATATATAATGATTAAAAGAGCACTTAATAAAGGAAAAATGGCAGCTGCTTTAGCTGAATTAGCCTCTCCATCATGGTCAAAACCAACATCAGGTGCTATTTTTGCTTCTGTTATTATCTCTGAAGCTAAATTAGGTATAGCTGAAAGAAGAATAGAAGAGATACAATCTGTTTTAGGAGCAGCTAATATTTTTCTACCTATATTAAGAACATTTCTTTCTAAAATTTTAGCTAGATTAGATCAATTACAATTTGTTATAACAACAGCTCCAAAAGCTTCAGGTGTAAATACAGATCTATCTGTTCTTCCAGCTAAAGCAGCTCCTGTTGAAGAACTTTATACTGATATTAATGGTAAAGAATATTTATTAAAACTTGTTGTTTTACCTAATGGGACTAAACAATATCAAGCTATAGAAGCATTTAGTAGATTAAAAGTAGCGCAAACAGCCCCTAGTTTTGTTAAAAACGAAAGTCAATTACTTGATGAAATTAAACAAATAATTGGATAATAAAATATTTATAAACATGAAAGCAGATACATTTATTAAATTATTACGTAAAGTTATACGCGAAGAGGTACAATCTGTTGTTAGAGAAGAATTAGGACTTTTACTTGAAGCACCTTCTCCTAAACCAGTCATGACAGAGTCTAAAAAATCATCTGTCACAAATTCATTAGTTGAATCAATAAAACCAACTCCTCCTAAAAAATCTACTAGAAGTATGAATTTTACTAATAATAGTATTTTAAATGAAATGTTAAATCAAACAGCCCAAAATGAAGATTGGCGTAATATTGCTAGTTTAGATTCATCTGATGCTATGGGATTTGGAGGTATAAATGAACCTGTAGTTGTAGGTAGTGTAGATCAAATGCTAGCTAATACAAGACCTGCTGGAGATATTAACGCGGTTAAAATTGATGTTGTGCCTGATTTTAGTAATCTTATGCAAACAATGAAAGAAAAAGGACAAATATAATGGCTTTTAGAAGGACATATAGTATTAACCCTCAAGATATTGGCCAACCTAAAGGTATAGGCATTAACGTATTGTATAATAACAGTACTAGTGTTTTTAATCAAACTTATACTACTAAAGAACAGGTTAAATCTAATTTAATTCATTTTATTTTAACAAATAAAGGAGAGCGTATTTTTGATCCAACATTTGGTGGAGATTTAAGAGCATCCCTATTTGAACCAGATGTTGTCTTTGATAATATAGCTGATAGATTAGAAAAAGAAATATATGAATATGTACCTAATATTATTATAAACAATATAGAACTTATAAAAGCATCAGATATTAATTTAGTTAATTTAAGAATATTTTATTCTATAAATAATCAAAACGATAATTTATCAATAAATGTTTCAACACAATCTATTTAAGTAAACAACAATGGCAAAAGAAAACGTACCTGATATAAAATATTTTGATAAAGATTTTAGCATACTGAAACAAAATCTAATTAATTATGCTAGAACATATTTCCAAAACAGCTATATGGACTTTAGTCCTTCAGCTCCAGGAAATATGTTTATAGAAATGGCATCTTATGTTGGTGATGTTTTATCTTTTTACGCTGATACTCAATTACAAGAAACATTACTTTTATATGCTCAAGAGAGAAAAAATATCATAGCTTTAGCTTATGCTTTAGGTTATAGACCTAAAGTTACATCAGCTGCTACTGTTGAATTAGATGTATTTCAATTGTTACCTTCTGATGGTTTTCCTTTTTATAGTCCTGATTTTAGATATGCTACTAAAGTAAATAAAAATTCTACTGTAAAATCAATATCATCTCCAGGTATTACTTTTTTAACTCAAGATTCAGTTGATTTTAGTTTTTCATCTTCATTTGATCCAACAGATATAACTGTATATAATTACTTTTCAAATACTTCAAATCCTCAATATTATTTACTTAAAAAGAAAGTACAAGCAGTATCTGGGCAAATTAAATCAACAACCTTTACATTTGGTAACCCAGAACAATTTTCAACAGTTACTATCACTGATAGTAATATTATTGAAGTATTACAAATAAAAGATAGTGAAAACAATACATGGTATGAAGTACCTTATTTAGCTCAAGATACAATATTTGATGAAACATTAAATCTACCGTCATACGAACCTAATTATTTTGATGAAAATGACTCGGCTCGTTTTTTATTACGTACTAAAAAAGTACATAGACGTTTTACAACTCGTTTTGATGATGATAATAACTTAATATTAGAATTTGGAAGTGGAGTTGTTTCATCACCTGATGAAACTATTATCCCTAACCCAGATAATGTAGGTATGGGATTAGTAGATGGTATTTCTAAGCTTAATATGGCTTATGATCCATCTAATTTTATGTATACTAATGAATATGGTATAGCTCCTTCTAACACAACATTAACTGTTTCTTATGTTGTAGGAGGAGGAATAACATCTAATTTACCTTCTGATGATATATCATTAAATAATATTGTTGATTATAATATAAATGATTATAATTTAAACCCATCACTTGTTAATACAGTTGTTGGTTCAATTAGATTTAATAATCCATTACCTTCATCAGGTGGAGGACCTGGAGAAACAACAGAACAAATTCGATTACAAGCATTAGCTAATTTCCCAACCCAAAATAGAAATGTCACTAAAGGTGACTTATTAATAAGAACTCTTTCAATGCCTGCTAAATATGGATATATAGCTAAAGCTTATGTCACTCAAGATTATTTAGTTGCTAACGATACAGATAAGCAAAATTTTATAAATAATAATCCTTTAGCATTATCTGTATATATTTTATCAAATAATATAGAAGGTAAAATATCAAAAGCATCTCCTGCTATAAAACAAAATTTAAAAACATACTTATCATATAATAAAATGATGAGTGATGCTATTATTATTAAAGATGCTTATTATGCTAATGTAAAAGTTAATTTTGATATAACTGTTCTCCCAGCATATAATTCACAAGAAGTATTAACAGGATGTATTAATATTGTAAAGGAGTATTTTTTAATATCTAAATGGCAAATCAATCAGCCTATAATATATTCAGACATATATAATTTAATAGGATCAGTTAAAGGTGTTCAATCTGTTTTAAAAGTAGATATTGAAAATCTATCAGGAGGTAATTACTCTCCATATTCTTATGATATTAAAGCAGCTACAAAACAAGGTGTTATATATCCTTCATTAGATCCTATGATATTTGAAGTAAGATTCCCAGATACTGATATATATGGTCGCGTAACTTCTTATTAAATGTCATATTTATACTAGATTAATACTAATATAAATGGGTGTTTATAAAATATTTCCTTCACAGGATACAACAATTTATACAGACTATAATACATTAAATGCAGGATTAGATTCTATTTTAGATTTGTCAAAGAATGATCCTATTTTATTTCCTTCATCATCAACAAGTCGTATTTTAATTAAGTTTGATAATGAAGATATAGCTAATGCTATATCTAAATCAGGACCTAACTTTACATCTTCTTTAAAACTTTATAATGCTAATGTAGAAAGCATTCCAACTAATTTTAATATTGTAATTAATCCTTTATATGAAAGTTGGGACATGGGTACAGGACATTTTAATAATGTTCCAACCACTGAAGATGGAGCTAGTTGGAAATATAGAAATGCTAATAGAGTTAACTTATGGAATACATCATCACTTCCTTCAGGAGTAACTAGTTCATGGTATGAAGGAAATAGTGGAGGAGCTAATTGGTATACAGCTAGTATTAGTCAATCTTTTAGTTATTTTTCAACTAAAGATATTAATACAGATGTCACTCAATTTGTACAATGGTGGGTTTCTAGTACTATAGAAAATAATGGATTTATTATTCGTAATACTGGATCTATTGAATTAGATAAAAAATATAGTTATACATTTAATTTCTTCTCAAGAGATACTAACACTATTTATCCACCTTGTTTGGAATTTAAATGGAATGATAGTATATTCACCCCTGGAGCTACTCCTATATTAACTACAGAAGAATTAAATATAGCTGTATCTAATAATAAAAATATTTTTTATGACACAGAATATGTAAAATTTAGAGTATATGCTAGAGAAAAATATCCTCCAAGAAATTTTTCTTTAACAACTAT